AAGAGATTCAATATAAGAATAACCACCCAACCGTCAAACCTCTCAAACTCATGGAATACCTTATCCGCCTCGTCATGCCCCCAAAAGACGGCATCCTACTCGACCCATTCGCTGGCTCTGGTACGACAATACTCGCCGCCAAGCGTCTCGGCTTTAATGCAATTGGCATCGAAACACAGGCAGAATATTGCGAGATTGCAAAGTCTAGGATAAATTCATATAATGAATTATTTTAAATGAGGTCAAAAATGCCCGTAAAAAAAGGTAAGTCAAAAAAAATTATCTCAGAGAATATTAAAGAGCTTAGACATTCTGGACGCCCAGAGAAACAGAGCGTAGCTATTGCGCTATCAGAGGCTCGAAAGTCAGGAGCGAAAATCCCGAAGAAAAAAGGTAAATAATGCCGCGCGCAAAAAGACCTCTGATTACTCCTACTGGAAGACCTCAAAAAGAAATAGATTGGGAGATTGCAGATGAAATGTTGAGAGCAGAATGTCACGGAACTAGTATTGCTGCTCGTTTTAATATGCATCCACAAACATTTTATGATAGAGTTGTATTAGAAAAAGGTGTTTCTTTTACGGAGTATTCTAAGCTAAAGAAAACAGAAGGTGATGATGATTTAAGACAAACTCAATTTGATGTAGCAAAGAAAGACAAAAACACAACTATGTTGATATGGCTTGGTAAACAAAGATTGTCGCAAAAAGAACACCAGGAAGTTGTGTCCACACCCAACGATGAGAAGCTCGACGCTCTCCTTGCGGACGTAAAATCGATGAAAGAAGTGTTCGACCAAAAGCGCAAAGACTCTCAAGAGATTCAAGAGCAAAAGTTAGATAGCATCATATCTGATATAAAGAACTCGTAATGCCTCTAAGCCAAAAGCAAGTTAGGTCATTCAATGAAGCCAATCACCGTTTTAATATTTGGGTTGGCGCTGTTCGCTCTGGCAAAACTTATTCATCAATTCTTAAATTCATAGACTTTTTGAAGAATGGTCCGAGAGGGGACTGTATGGTTGTAGGCGTTAACAGGTCTACGATCCAAAGAAACGTTCTCAATCAGCTCTATGCATTCCTCGGATTTCCTCCTCCTCCGGCTAAATCAACAGAGACATCGCTTTATGGGCGCAATGTATATTTCGTTGGGGCGCATGATGAATCAGCTGTGAGAGCTATTCAAGGCTCGACTCTCGCGTGCGCATATGTGGACGAAGCAACCTGTATTCCCGAGCCGTTTTGGCGCATGCTCATAAGCAGGCTTAGCATTCTGGGTGCTCAACTGCTAGCTACATGCAACCCAGAAGGCCCCGCGCATTTCATTAAGAAGCAATACATAGACAGAGCGGGGGATTTAGATCTCGTTTACTGGAACTTTGTTCTCGACGACAATCCAGCACTCCCAGAAAGCTACAAAGAGAATCTCAAGAAGGAATATCAAGGCTCTCATTACTACAAACGTCTGATCCTCGGAGAGTGGGCAGCCAGCACTGGCGCAGTATTCGATGGCTTTGACCAGGACAATCTATTCATAGATCAGATGGAAACACCAAACTACTATATCGCAGCGATTGACTACGGCACCATAAACGCCACTTGCTGCCTCATAGGAGCAATATCTCCTACTAGGTGGCCTCAGATAAGGATCGAGAACGAATACTACTTTGACAGCCAGAAAACAGGCCGTACGAAGTCAGACGCGGAACTAGCGCAGGACATCAAGCGGTTCATTAGCTGGCGGAGAATTAGTGCGCTTTACATCGATCCAGCTGCTGCGAGCCTGAAGGTAGAACTAAGAAACCTAGACTTGCCGGTGATAGACGCGAAGAACGATGTCTTGCCAGGCATTCAGGTGGTGAACAAGTTCGTCTATGGAAAAAATCTAGTTATACACAGAAGTTGCAATAACTTAGTAGAGCAAATGCAATCCTACCAATGGGATCCAAAGTCGATTGAGAGAGGGGTAGACAAGCCTCTCAAGCTGAACGATCACGCAATCGACGCATGTAGGTACTTAGTTTACAGCGCATTTCCCCAGGCACAATTCAATTCTCCGGATGAAGCGTTGACTATTGAGCAAATTAGAAGACAAGTTTATGGTGGTGACGATCCTTTGGGATTTAATCAGGGATTTGGGGGATATTCGTAATGGAATGGATAAATTTTGAAGAAAAAAAGCCAGATAATATGATTTTGGCTTTGGTTTTTAATCAGAAAGGATGGATGTCAGATGTAATGGCAATGTATCATCCTGATCAAGAAACTTGGGTATTATATGATCCAAATTATAGAATAACTTTAACATTGCAAATAACTCATTATTTAGAAATTCCTACGCCACCAAACAGATGAGGCAGATAAATGGACAAAAAAATGGCTAAAGTTACGCGCCAGATGAAAATAGCTGGACGTGACATCAAAAAAGGCAAGAAATCAGAAGCTCTGAAAGCTCTCAAAGGCGCTGAGAAGAAGAACGTGAAGCTAACTAAGATTGATCGAGAGGTAAGAGATCCTCTTATCAAGAAAGAAAAGAAAATGGAACGCAAAGGTTGCTAATGCGAGAGAAATTTGAAAATCTTTTTGGAGATATTTTATTCTCAAAGTCCTCTTTAAAAGAACCTAAATACATGTCTGAAAAAGAGAAGAAAGAGCAAGAAGCTTTGAAAAAGTTCTTGGATGGTTTTAGAACGCCAAAAAGGTGAGCCGCGTACGATTTCAACGTACCCTTAACCTCACGTCTGAAGTTCACTCGGCAAAGCCTGGTTGTTCATCACTTCCCGTAAGTGTGGATTGTCTAAATGGGCCAGACAAGCAACGGCTCCCATTTGTAAACGGCTCCCAAATATATTAATCAAAACCATCAATAAAAATCGCACTAAAATATTGCATATGTTATAAGAAAATCTACACATGAGGTAGATTATCGGCTCCTATGGAAATGCCTACTATTCAGGCGGTGGAATGACGGATCCCACAGACGTAGGATCAAAAAACCTCAAATCCTTCATGGATCAATTTTATTTTTCTAGCTATCCCAGCAATGCCAGTTATTGGCAGCAAGGTTCGATCGACAAGCGTTTCAAAGTAGGAGATCAAACTCTTTGGTCAATGATCTATGGGGACAATAACTACTACCAGGCTAGACGGTTCTTTTTCAATTTGATTCGTCGCCATATCAACATGATCACAGGATTCCAGAGAAAAAATCGAAAGTCTACGATCACTGTTCCCAATCAAGCAGATACAGATCCTCTCTCAGATCAGTATAATAAAGTCCTCAAATGGAGCGAAGAAAGAGATGGATTTCAAGAATATCTCAGTCAAAGCTTTGAGGGTGCTTGCGATGTGGGCTCTAATTGGTTGCATCTCTATCCTTCTTATACTTTGGATCCCATTTCTGGGGATCTATTCACTGATCAGGTGGCTTATTGCAATATCCTTGTCGATCCTTGGTTCCGTAAGCAAGATTTGACTGACTGCACGGCTCTGTGGAGAAGAAGGTGGGTAACAAAGACAGCCGCAAAAGCTTTGCTTCCTGGCCATGCTAAAGAGATCGATAAGATGATGTCTTCTGGCGCAAAAGACGGAAGATTCCCCCTTCAAGCTGAATTGCTCAATCTCAATGTCTCTCAGCTGTTTGCCCTTGACGAGTTTCATTATCGGTCCACTCGTGAAGCAACCATGATCATCGATCCAAAAACTCAGGAAATTACCGAATGGGAAGATGAGGATGATGAAGATAGCGAAGAGTTACTCAAACGAGTGATGCAGCAACAGCCTTGGCTCATGATCAAAAAGCAACAAGTTCCCACGGTAAAAGTCGGTATTTGCCTGGGCAACAGAGTGTTTTATGACGGACCAAATTTACTTAATATTGATAACTACCCTTACGTTCCCAGCTTGTGTTATTATGAGCCTGATATTCAATCTTATGCTTGGCGATTACAGGGAGTAGTTAGAAATCTTAGGGATGCTCAATATCTCTACAATATGCGCAAAGTCATTGAGATGGACATTCTCCAATCTCAGATCAATTCAGGATGGATCTATCCAGTAGATGCGGTTGTAGATCCCAAGGCGTTCAGACAATCAGGTCAGGGATTTTTAGTTCCTCTGAAAGCAGGACATCTTCCTAATGAATTGCTAAGAATTGAAGCTCCATCAATTCCACAATCCATGCTTGACTTATCTCGATCGCTCTCCGAAGATATAACAAAAATTTCTGGTGTTAATGAAGAACTTCTTGGCTCTGCTACGGATGATAAAGCGGGAATTCTTAGCATGCTTCGCCAAGGGGCGGGCCTTACCACGCTACAAGGCATTTTCGATAAGCTTGATTATACTCAAAGACTTTATGGAAAAATCAGGCTACAAGCTATTAGGAAAAACTTTTCCAAGGGGAAAATCGCGTCCATCCTGGGACACGAGGCTGACCCAAGATTCTTTACTTCTCATTCGCTTAAATATTCGATCGCTGTCGAAGAGGGAAATTATACCACTACCCAACGTCAAATGGAACTCCAGCAACTTCTCCATCGCATCGCCGCCGACGCCGAGTTTAGCCTTTGCCATTGCGCCAATCGCGTTCAGGCCCAGCATGTAATCCTCGGACTCTTCGAGATGCTTCAGCCAGTTGAAAATCCACTCGGGAGCATTGAGCATATTGTCGGGGAGCAACATGCGCCACGCCTTCTCGTCGGCGTCGCCCTGGAATCCCAAACGGCCGCGCTCTTTCCACGGATCGAATCCCTCGGCCTCTTTTGTCGCCACGCGGGTAGCGTCGTATCCAATCGACGGGTCCATGCGATGACGAGCCACCTGGTCAATCGCCCGCTCCCCATGCTGCCGCGCTCGCTCAATCTCGTAGATGTCGCGGATCTCTTCGACCCCGCCCGCATCCTTGACCTCTGACCCCAACTTGGTAACGTTCGTACTGCCGATGTACTTCGGATCT